GAGATAGTCACAATAGATGTTGTGGCACAACCGTCGGCACCAAATGCCTACCCTACGGCAATATACGAAGGACTTTTGAACATGAATCATGGACATAAAGTTTTAGAGATTGCCAAAGAAGCACAGCATGATACTAAGGTGCAGACGTACTTAAAGGATGAAGTACTAAAACTCATCCGTGAATTAAAAGTTAGGAGTTGACCAATATGTTAGAAGTCATCAAACCGTTGCTTGACAGCGATTTAGTAAACGAAGAAACTCGTAAGCAAATTTCTGAAGCTTGGGATAAGAAATTATCTGAAGTTAAAGAAGAAGTTCGTGCCGAGTTAAGAGAAGAGTTTGCTGGTCGTTATGAGCATGATAAAACGACTATGGTTGAGGCTCTCGACAAGATGGTAACAGAAAACTTGGCTCAAGAAATTGAACAAGTAGTAGCTGAGAAGAAGGCATTAGCAGAAGACAGAGTTAAGTACAATGCTACAATGTCAGAAGCGGCTGAGAAATTCAATAGCTTTTTAGTTAAGAAATTAGCTGAAGAGATTAGCGAATTAAGATCAGATCGTAAATCTCAACAAACTACTATGGAAAAACTTGAGAAGTTTGTAATTGAAAACTTAGCATCAGAAATTACTGAGTTCCACAAAGACAAAAAAGACGTCATTGAAACTAAAGTAAAATTAGTATCTGAAGCAAAAGATCAACTTGCTAAACTCAAAGGTAACTTTGTAGAAAAAGCAAGTAAACTTGTTAAAGAATCTGTAACATCAACTTTAAGAGACGAACTAACTCAACTTAAAGAAGATATCAAACAAGCTCGTGAAAATAACTTTGGTCGTAAACTGTTTGAAACATTTGCCGCTGAATATTCAACTAGTTACTTGAACGAAAATCAAGAAATGAAAGAATTGGAAGCTGTAATTGTTGCTAAAGACAAACAGTTAAAAGAAGCAACTGAGAAATTAGACGCTTCTACAACTGAAGTTGACGCTCAAAAGGCAAAGATTGAGCAAATCAACGAGGGTATCAACAGAAAAGAAAAACTCAATGAATTAATGAAGCCACTTGCTAACAAGCAGGCAGAAGTAATGCAAAGTTTACTCGAAAACGTCGCAACTGATAAGATACAATCAGCTTACGACAAATATTTGCCAGCAGTACTAAAAGACGAAGCTCCAAGCAAAAAGATTATTGCTGAGTCTCGTAAAGAAGTTACTGGAAATAAAACTACTAACACCAGCCAAGCTGATGAGGGGGTTGTACTCCTTAAGAAGCTGGCAGGAATGTAAATTAAATATAAGGGAGACATCTAAAATGTCAGATACATTAATTGAAAGCCGTTGGGATGACACTAAATCGGCTCTTATGGAAGGCTTAGAAGGAAATTCTAAATCTACTATGAGCGTTGTTTTAGAAAACACCCGTAACTACTTAAAAGAGGCTGCAACTGCTGGCGCTACATCAGCCGGTAATGTTGCTACTCTAAACCGTGTGATTCTACCTGTAATCAGACGTGTAATGCCTACTGTAATCGCTAACGAAATCGTTGGTGTACAACCTATGCAAGGTCCAGTAGGACAAATCCATACTCTAAGAGTAAGATATGCTGAAACAACAACTGGTGGTGCTACAAACATCACAGCTGGCGATGAAGCATTATCACCGTTCAAAATTGCTGAGTCTTACAGTGGTAACGACGCTAACCCAGGAGCAGGTGCTTCTACGGCTAGCTTAGAAGGTTCTGCTGGTAAGAAATTGAACATCCAAATCTTAAAGCAACCTGTTGAAGCTAAAACTAGAAAGCTATCAGCACGTTGGACTTTTGAGGCGGCTCAAGACGCTCAGTCAATGCACGGAATCGACGTTGAAGCAGAAATTATGGCGGCGTTGGCTCAAGAAATTACTGCTGAGATTGACCAAGAAGTTCTTACTTCTTTAAGATCTTTAGCGGCAACTGAAGAGACATACAACCAATCTGCTGTAAGTGGTACTGCTACTTACGTTGGTGACGAGCATGCGGCTCTTGCTGTATTGATTAACAGAACAGCAAATAAAATTGCTCAAAGAACTAGACGTGGTGCTGGTAACTGGGCTGTGGTTTCTCCACAAGCACTAACAGTACTTCAATCTGCTTCTACTTCAGCGTTTGCAAGAACAACTGAAGGAACTTTTGAAGCTCCTACAAACAACAAGTTTGTTGGTACTTTAAATGGCGCTATGAAAATTTATGTAGACACTTATGCCGCTGATAACTCAGCTGTATTAGTTGGTTACAAAGGTTCAAGCGAAGCGGACGCGGCTGCGTTCTATTGTCCATATGTACCTCTAATGAGCTCAGGAACAGTACTTGATCCTGATACTTTAGAGCCAGTAGTTGGTTTCATGACTAGATACGGTTATGTTGAATTAACTAACACAGCATCATCACTTGGTAATGCTGGTGACTACTTGGGCGAAATTGCTATGTCAAACATTTCGTTTGCTTAATAGCATCGAGCTTAATAGCTAATATTAGAAAGGCGCTTAGGCGCCTTTCTTTTTGACTAAAATATCTTTCTCCAAAAAATCCAAAAAAAAAATAAAAAAAGGTTGACTTCAGGTTGTACTTGTGTTATATTATATACATAAGCAACAAAAGAGTAATTAGCTTTTGTTTGTAGTGCTAGGAAGAGGCTCTTACCAGAGGGTCGAACTAGGCTAGTTAGGGGTGGTACCCAGGCTTGGTAGTAGAAATACGCTGAGTCACATCGCTCTCCCGAGTGGAACTAGGCTCCCTGGATTCAGACAGGTATCTGTGTCGAGGGGTTGGAGGTGTAACCGAGTCCTCCCTACTTTGCTTATTTTTTTAAAAAGGCTCGTTGTTGCTCCTTCGGGCCTTTTTTCTTGACTAAATATTCTTATCGTTCAGCCATTAGGCCGGAAGTAGCATAAGCGAAGGAACGCACCTAACTTTAACAATAAGGAGGGTGATATGAACTTTAAATGGGATTTAAAGAAACCCTTAGATGAACTAAAACGTAAAGTAAGTGCTTTAGCTGTACTTAGAAAACGTTCAAAAGATAGTGTTGCTAGACCATTAGCAAAGCCTAGTTCTAAGCCAAAAGCAGATAAATAATATTGTCAAATAGTGTGCCGCAAGGCGGACTTATGCTGTTTAACCCACAGCGTACTGGATAGAACCCAGATAGGACTACTTATATAGGAGAAAAAAAATGGGAAGACCAATTAACAAAAGATTTTTCGGTGTAGAAGGCACAGGCCCTACAGCTGGAAGTTCAGAAATCAAAGTAAACTTTCATAACGGCTCTGCTGTTAAAGAAGGTTATATCGTTAAGCAATTAGGTTCAAAAAAATTCCGTGTTGAAGAAATTGGAACAGCAGGAACTTTTGATTGTACACTTGCTACAGGAAAATTACCGGCGGCTTTAACTGCTGGTGAAATGTCAATTTCAGTACAAGGTGCTGATTCAGAAACTTATGGCGTGAGCAAAATTTCAGGTCGTACAGTTACACTAGCAAAACCTAGTAATACTGGATCTAACGCTTTAGACGGAGAAAAAGTATCATGGGCATTAACTGGAGCGGCGGCTACAGGTGTTGTTAGAATGGAAGAAGCTGGTGATGACAATACATTATCAGGAACTGATGACGACGATCTAACAGAAGACGCTTAAGATATCTAATTCAGATACAAAATCTTAATTATAAATGACTGCTAATTAATATTATTAGCAGTCATTTTTTTTCAAAGGAATACAATGGATCGGGCATTTGTAATAGGCAACGGGCAATCAAGATTACAGTTTGATTTAAATAATTTAAGAAGTAAAGGAACTATATATGGGTGTAATGCTCTTTATAGGGACTTTATACCTGATGTTCTTGTTGCTACTGATTGTAAAATGAGAGAAGAAATCGAATTGTCTGATATTAATCCTGACTACTTAAAAAACATACCTGCTATTATACCTTTTTATACTAGAAGACCTTGTAAAGAAATTAAAACTAACACAGACAGACCATGGCAAGAATCTGATCATATTAATAGATCTAGCAGAAAAATAGATGAAGCGTGTTGGGGATATAGTAGTGGATCTGTAGCTTTATGGTATGCTTGTCAGCCAGGTGGAGGCACAGAAAACCCTAATATCAATCATATGTATGTTTACTTTATAGGCGTAGATTTAATGGGCATAGGCGACGATATTAATAATGTATATGCTGGAACTAATGCTTATAAACCCAAAACAGCCGGTGCTATATATTATATGAATTGGGTAGAGCAAATTCGTAAAATAATGCTAGAATTTGACAAAATAAACTTCGCTAGAGTGGCACCATTAAACAATTTTACCCCAGATCAGTGGAATCAAGTACCTAATTACAGAGAAATAGATTTTGAACAGTTTGAAAAAGAAATAAATAATGTATAAGGATTATTAAAAATGGCAAAAATTTCAGAAAAAAGATTTGACGGACATTATAAGATTACCACTACTGGTACAGATTCTAATGTTACCGTAACAACACATTCTCTTACAGTAGCAGGAAACCTTGTTGTTCAAGGTACTAAAACTGAAGTAGAAACAACTAACTCTACAATTTCTGATAATACTATTATCTTAAACAAAAACGAAACTGGCGCTGGTATTACAGCAACAACGGCTGGTATCGAAATAGAAAGAGGAACGGCAACAAACGTGTCTTTTTTATATGATGATAGTATTGATAGTTGGACTGTTAAAGAAGGCAGTTCTTTAACAAAGTTAGCCGCGGCAACACCTACAGGAAATGATCATGTAGCTACTAAAAGCTATGTAGATGGTGTATCTGGATCTGGTATTTCTTTAACTGGATCGACTAATAACACTATTACTACAATTACAGGATCAAATGCTATGCAAGGTGAAGCAAATTTAACATTTGATGGTACAACATTAGGTGTTACAGGAGCGGCAACTATATCAACAACATTAGATGTTACTGGAAATGTTACAACTGATGGCCTTTTAAGAATGACACAAACAAGCGATCCAAGTGCGGTTTCAGGAAAATCATTAGTTTATGCTAAAGCACCAGGCGGTGGTGGAACAGGAGTTTATGTTCAGCCTCCATCAGGAGCGGCACAAGAAATGGTAAGTAAAAGTAAAGCAATCGTATACGGATTGATATTTTAGGAAAAGAAAATGGCGTTAGCAAAAGCAACTTTAGGAACAAGCATAGGTACAGTTTATACTAGTACTAATGATTCTGCTACTACATCGATATTTTTTACAAATGATAATGCGGCGGCAAGAACTATTGATGTTCATCTTGTAGCAAACGGTGGCACAGCAGATGCTACTAATAGAATTATTAAAGAATTGTCAATTGATGGTAGCGACACATATATTTTAAGTGCTGAAAAAATTGTATTATCAAATGGTGATACAATACAAGCAAAAGCATCAGCGGCAACATCAATATATGCTACAGTTTCATACGTGAGTATTTAAAAATGGGATACTTTTTAAAGTCTAGATCATCAGGAACTGCAACAGCATCAGGCACAACAGCACAAAGACCAGCTGTTGCTGATAAAGGATTTATTCGTTTTAACGAAACTACAAGCAGAATGGAATACTTTGATGGTTCTGCTTTTAGATC